CGTTAACAGTAGCTTCTGGTACTCCTATTGATATAGCCGGTGGAACAAATGTTACGACAGCTAGATCTGGTAATACTATAACTGTAAATTCAACTGACCAGTTTGTTGGTACGGTAACCAGTGTTTCAGCAACAACAGCAGGAGACGCTTTAGATGTGGCAGTAACATCTGCAACTACTACGCCAGCGTTAGCATTTACTTGGGCAGGAACAGGAGCACAGTATGTAGATGGTACAGGAGATTTAGTAACCTTTCCAGCAATACCGCAAGGGGATGTGACGGGAGTAAACGGAGGAACCTATATAACCGTAACAAATCCATCTGGACCAGTGCCTACGGTTAATCACGATTCAACAAGTCGAACAGATACAACTTCAGCTACGTCTCCAGGATATGGCGGCACTTTTACAGCAGTAGACAGTGTAACATCTAATTCGACGGGACATGTCACCGCTTTAAACTTAAAAACAATTACATTACCGGCAGCGGACGATACTAACACTACATACACATTACCTACATCGGCAGGAGCGGCAAATACCGCGGTTGTTACATTAACTCCAGGAGGTTCTGGTGGCGGTGGAGGAAGTGTTACTTTTTCTGGGACAGATGATGAAATTAGAGTATCAGAAACCACGGGAGCAAACGGGACGGTTATCGTAGGATTACCGGCGGACGTAACAATAACGTCGGATCTAACCGTTGGAGACAATGTAACTTTAACAGGAGGTAACTTAAGCGTAACAGGTACAGGGTCATTCACTGGGCAGGTAACTGTTCCAACAGCAAGCACAGGAACAAGTGCGCCTAACTTAGCTCAAGTAGAATTACTTATTGCTGGTGTTGGTGTATTTCAAGGATCTTACAATGCAGCTACAAATACTCCTGCTTTAGAAGGAGCAAGTAACATTGCTCTTAACACAGGAGATTACTTCGTGGTTTCAGTAGCAGGTACTTTCTTAGGGGAAGCGCTTGAGCCTGGGGATTTCATATTTGCTAATAATGACATAGCGGCGGGAACTTCACCTGCATTGAGCAACTACACGGTTGTACAAGCAGATGATAACGTAGCAGGTGCTGGTGCATCAGATGGGGCAACACAAAAAGGTGTTTCTGGATTTGACAGCGATCACTTTACTGTATCATCGAATGGATGGGTACAATTAAAGCCTCAATCAAATGCTAATGCAGCAAGAGTCGTATTAAATTCAGCTCTATCTTATGTTACAAGAGTTGAAGCGGGCGGATTAACTACCTTTACGGTATCCGTGTCGGATGCATCGTTATTTGGAGCTGGAGCAGTAGGGCAAAACACTAAGGCAGAAGTAACAGAAAATTCAGGGGATTACGAAACAGTATATGCTGGAGTATCAAGAAGTGGTGGATCTATAGTATTTGAATTTAAAGGATCCGTTGCAAACAGTGCTTACGCTACTTTATTGAGTTACGTATAACCTAATAAAATAAAATCCAATATATGGCTATTAAGTTTTTAAATTCCGTAGCGGTAGACACAGATGTATTATTTGTGGATACCGTCAACGAGAGAGTTGGTATTGGAACTACTAGTCCTGCCAGTATATTACAAGTTGGCGATTATATGGACTCTAATACACTTACTATCGGAGGATGGTACGGCGGCGGAGGTGGTACTTTAGCTTTTAAATCAGGTTATGTTAATAATGCCGCTTATGTTTGGGACACAGCTAGAATAAGAGCAACTGATGACGGCAATTTTAATGGTAGAATAGAATTTCAAACAACCGCAAGCGGAGGGAATGCTGGAGCTTCTCCAACTACTAAAATGTTATTAAAAGCCAACGGCAACGTTGGTATAGGTACAACTAGCCCCGCAAGGGAATTAGATGTAACTGGCGCAGGTAATGTATATATAAGAGTAACTGCCCCAACATCAACTGATAGTTCTGCAATTGAGTTAGCAAACACTGCCGAAACTTGGACAATACGTAACCAAGACACAAACGACAACGCTTTGGAATTCTCGAGTGATGGGGGCACAAAAGTTACCATGGCAAGAACCGGCAACGTCGGGATAGGAACAACTAGTCCAAGTCAGAAACTCCATGTA